CCGCTTGACTTTAAGATACTCCTTAAATTCATTAGGGGTCATGTCTGCCGCTGTCTTAGATATTGTCTCTTGCCGTTCTTGCTTCATATTCCCCTCTACTCATTACGCCGTCTATAGTTCCGAGCCACTTACGCCCGCCAGTTGTTGAGAACGAGAACTTCTCTATGCGGCGCTCCGCGATAAGTTCCCGAACAATTTGGTCTGCTGTATATTGGCTTATTCCAGCTAAAGAAGCTGGTGCCTCACTATCTGTCAATCTTTCTAAAATACTATCTGCACCACCACGCTGGCAAAGAGCCCGACCATTACGCTCACATTCGGAAACCCAGTTTGCCATAGAATCTTTGCGTATCTGAGCCTGATTACTTTGCCCAAGGCTTAGAACTTGTTCGGTTCTGTCCTCTAGCAACCCAGTAAGCGTGTTACGAATGAAGTGCCGTATGTCACGACTAGCAGGGCCGTTAGACTTAACCACGGCGCCGTCAAAGCAACGGTTGCGCTGGTAATCAATGCCTAAGTCATTACAACGACCCTTAGATGTTTTCTCTTCGACTTGCCACACAGCAAACGCTGAACGAACCCCATCGACCAGAGCAGATGTACCCCGAATCATATTACGCGCTTCTTCAGGCTTGGTTACAACCTTGTCGTCTTTTATCTTAGTCATATGGTGACAAACAAGAACTGCTGCACCAGTCTCAGTTGCAACCCGAGCCAGAAGGCCCGTAAGAGCCGCACCAGCCGCTGGGTCAGCATTTACATCTGCGTGTACGAATGATGCTAGTGGGTCAAACACAATGAGCTTCAGGTTGTCCATCTGAATCATTTGCTCGTAGATTTTTTTGAACTCGTCCGTTTCACTATATTCGCCCATTGATTCTCTGAGAATAGGGAAGACACCTCCCACGTTTGGTAACGGAACAACATGTAATTTGTTCGGGTACGAAAACCTAAGTCCTTCCTCGTCCAGTCGTTCAATTCTTCTGTGCATTTCCGATTCATCATCTTCCGCAGTAAATAGAACAACATCACCAAACTCTCCTACAATACCACCGAATGAATTTTGCATGGGACTACCAGACGCAACCTTCATAGCCAAGTCCAATGTCATCATGCCCTTGCCTGAATCACCTGCGGCAGCAAAGATGATAGGAACCCCCAGAGGGAACGTACCATCAACCAAGAACTGCTGTTCAGGAGCAGAGCCGCTAAACCTAGATATAAGAAGGCTATCATTAAGAAGGTTAATACTACGATGCACAACACCTGCACCATCTTTAATGAATTGCTTCACATTGAAGCCTTCATCAATGGCGTCAGCCGCATCCCACTTGGACGGCTTGTCATGAGGTGGCTGTAGTATTGTTACTGAGTTCGCATCTGAGCCCATAGCAACTTCACGAACAATTTCTGCTAGGCGCTTGCCAGCATCGTCATTGTCAGGCCATACGACTAAATCTTTGCCGCGCAAGGGAGTGAAGTCAAACTTCTCAGCGTTCTTGCGTGTAAGAGAACCAGCCCCGCCAAGCGTACAAGTAGCCGCCATTCCCTTGTCAACAAGAGCTTGAGCGCACTTCTCGCCCTCTACCCATATAACCTGCTGTTCGGATAAAATGTTCGGGATATTATATAGAGGCCTGATTTCAGGCGCTTTAGGATATGGCGAGCCGGGAACCCACGGACGGAACTCTTTCTTGCCGTCAATATCGTAGCGGCGCACGGTCACAAGAACCTCGCCGTCTCTGCTGATATAATCCCATTGCCCGTTATGTGGCGTGTTCGCATCAATACGAACCCTTTCCACTGAGGGAGTAGCCTTTGGTGTACTGGTGCCCTCTTTTGGTACACCGTTGCCAGCAGGAACCTTGTTCAGGTTCATTCCGCCTTCAGTACGCCATTCAGGTGCTGGTGGACGTATCGAATTGCTTTCCGATAAATAAGACCCGAACAACTCTTTTATGTCCGGCAGCCTCATGCCCCTAGCCTCCATCAATATCTTTACGATGCCGCCGATACCAACGCCACCGTTAAAGTCTTGACCACGCATAAAGTGAGGACTGTTGTGATTGATGTCAATCTTCATGCTTTCGCCAGCTTCGCCAGCGAGTGAGCCGATAAAGAAGTCATTGCCTCTGATAACGCCATTAGGGAACGTATCCGATAGAACATTCACCTGAACGGAGCGAGGAACCTCTTTGCTTATTCTTTCTACTAAATCATGGGCATCACCAGATTTAGTGTTGTCAAATCGTATAACACTCATTATATTGTATCCTGAAGCTTGTTGTTCTTTTCCTACACGTTTCGTTTCACACTAAAGGGTCAGCTTCGGCTGGCCCTTTTTCATTTCCAACAAGTCTGGCGAAAGTCGCAAAACTTGCAGGTAAAGTAATCCGAGTTAGACGCAACCCGAGGAAGCATCTCACTTGCTTTTGTGGCTTGTAGTATCTCTACGCCTCTGTCACTTGTCCGCTGTGCAAGCCCTTTATCAAACGGAACAAGTTCGTAGTAGATTTCACTTGTATCCTTATTCATGACCGTAAACAAGGCTGGATTTTCTGTCAGGTCCATGTACGCCTGATACAAAGCTATTTGTGCGGCATATACAGGGTTAGCTTCCGCAACACCTTTCCGAACAAATTCACTAAACTTTTTGGTGTTCGCTGATTTGTTTTCCCAAAGGAATGGGTAGCCCATAGGAACTGGTCCCGAACAAATTACGCCGTCTATATGTCCCTTTATCTGCTCGTCCGCAACAGAGAAGCCAAACTGCTCACCATTCGAGTCGTGTGTCTTTAGCTCAAAGCCAGCATCAAGAAGGTACTTCGCAACCATGTCTTCAATCTGGTGCCCGAAGTCAAAGATACGCAACGTCCTAGCAGGGAACTGCTTAGATTCATCTACAGGTGTTTGCATATAACGGTACTGAACCATTCTAGCGCACGAGCTGCCGAGAGATGAGCCGCCTAGATATTTACGGCTTGGCTGTGCATCATTCTTCTCACATATGGCCTTATCAACATTAAAGCTAATTAGCTCTATTGCATCAGAATGGTATTTCGTCGTCCGGGAATTCGTCAGGACTGGAGACAACCTTTTCGAGTTCAAAAAGTCCTTGTTCTGTATAGTCATCTGATAAATCCCTCACCTTTTGTATTACTGAAACAAGGCCCAACACCTCATCCTTTGAAAGGTCAGATAACTTCTTATCCCACCCTATTACTCCGAAACATTTAGCCACTTCTTTTAGTGTACTGTCATCTCGTCTGGAAATATTATGTTGCATAATCTTTTATCATCCTCCTTCTGTGGGTTAGCAAATGAGATATGGAAAAGCTCATCGTCTCCAACGACCATGTTAGCCACCCCTGTGCTAAAGTCTTCCATGTATTCTTGCGTAATGTCTTCAACAAAATAGCCCATACTATCCATAATGTCGTCTTCATCTGCCGTTTCTGGAACGCTCAGAAATCCCTTAATCTCTTTCATTGGCTTGTCTGGAAAAAACAAGATAACATTTATTTCTATTCTCATTTATTCCTCCAAGGAACTAGCTTCACTGGACGGTAAAATCTTTTTATCTACATGCTTACCAGTTATGTTTTCAGTGACGTTAGCATCTTGAAATCCATCATCTGGAAGGGATGCGGTAAACTCCTGCATCTTCCTTATCTGTTCAATTCTTTTTCTTTCGCGTTCTCTTTGAGACATTACAAAGCAACCTGTATTAAGTCTGTTAAGTTTATCAAGAACCCTTTAGAAGAGTTATTGTCTCCGCCTTTGAATACATGGCTGTTCTCATATGCTTTATTGCAAAGGGAGGTCAGCCTGTCCTTTGATACTATCAGGATTGGGCCAGTTGTAAAAACAAAAGCCCAAAAATCTGCATTTGTTGTTGTGATGCCAGAAGGTTTGTTGCGGCACTCATACTCAATGAACACTCGTCCAGAGCGGTGCGCTATCTTATCGTGCTTTACTTCAATCTTTTTGTTCTGGAGCAAGTCGCCAAGAAATTGTTCGGCTACTTGGCCCACCAGAAGGTCATGCCCGAAGTCATTATTATAAAGCATATCTAAATCATTTCTTTTATGGTGAGGCCAATATTCATGGCAATTTGTGGAACGATTGCATTTCCTAATCCGGTGTTTCTGTCCACCCGATTGGGTATCCCATCAGCCACTCCATAAGGGCGGGATTCGATTTTCCGCCATTGCCCTGTGTCAAATTCCTGCGCTCCTCTTCGGTCAGATGGCCTAGTTCTTTTAGCTTCGCCATCTTGTTGAAGTTTCCCGTCCCCCCGCAAAGTGCAGCGCCTGTCGTTGGCGTGGGCCACGATATAAATCCTGGCTCTTTCATGAATTGCGCCGACACTGTAAGCCGGTAGTAACATTGGGATTGCGGTGTAGTTTTCGGAGTGAAGGTCATTGATGACGGCATCAAGCCCGTTTGTGATATGTCCGCGAACATTCTCAAAAACGCACCAGTCAGGTCTTTTTGCGGAGATAATTTTTTTGATGTAGGGCCAGATATGTCGCTCGTCTTCTGTGCCTTTGCGGTTCTTAGATGCAAGGCTGAATGGCTGACAAGGGTATCCTGCGGAGAGGATTTGGCAATCGGGAACATTTCTTTCTGGGTCATCAGCTAAAGCCTTTACGTCCTCTGTTATGGGTACGTCAGGCCAATGCCTGGACAGAACCTTGCGTGACCAAGGCTCAATGTCACAGAACATGACAGGCTTTGACAGCCCAATTGTTTGGAATGCTAAAGCGAAGCCGCCGACGCCACTACATAAATCAACATGTTTTAACATCTGCCCTCGCTCCTAAATAGGGTGGGTGGCTTTACGGCACTGGCGCCACCCAAACCAGCTAACGACCTTAACTCAGGTTTGCCGTTAGTTCGCCTTTATTGTTATGCCTGTGCCCAAGCCGGAGCTACACCAGATGCAGGTGCAGTAGCTGGAGCCGCAGGTGCTAGTGACGCTGGGGCCATAGCAGGAGCATTGCCAGAAACGTAGTCGCTATTATCTGGCGTTAGAACAACAGTCATTTTGTTCTTAGCTGGGTAGCCATTATTCTCTGGCTCGACACCTACCAAGAAAGAAAACTCACAACCCTGCATATCTTGAATGCCTGAGATGTTTCGCTTCTGTTGCGCCTCTGGAGACATGTCGTTTGCCTTCAGATTATGAATGCTATCAATCATGCGTCGAATTGTTTGCAAGCCGATGTTGCGAGCTACAGGTTGCCCGTTTTCATCCATCTTGTCGCCGTGAACAAAGAGCCTACTCCACACGCGGCGCTTGTCAAAAGACCCGCCGATAATGGTGAACTCCATGTCAGCCCAAATTGCGCTTGTGGTAGCTGAGTTCTTAAACAGCTTGCCATGCCCGAAGTCAGACTTCTCTGTATCACCACCCGTAAAGTTGATGATAGCACGAACAGCAGTTTTGTCTGGAATGAGTTCCATAGTCTGGTTCTCAGTTCCTGTTGATACTTCATTTAGATTAAGCATTTTCGGTATTTCCTTCCACCGCTTCACTAGGATTAACAAATTCGAGTGTACGTTCAGACTGCATCTTTCCGCCACTCATCTTCTCTAGAAGCCTACCAAGATGTGGCTCTTCTAGAGTATCAAGTCTGCCTGACCTGTCCTTGGCAGGGTATCCCCACTGGTTCAGTGTCTGACAAACAAACGCACGATATGGGTTTCCATCTTCACTTGGCATAAGCGCCATAGTGATTACTTCGTCCACAATTCCAGGAAGTTCACGACCTGTCTTTGAGCCCTCAATTTGTAACTCATAAGTCTCGCGTCCATAGTCATCAACCTTCTGGTCAAGGATGCCAACGAAGATTACGTTTTTATCCCTGATGTGCTGGAGATGGGACAACCATGCCATCATCTCCCTGCCCTGCAAACCATATGCTGAACGTGTGTCCAGCTTACCAGTCCGCTCAGATTTACATTCGGGCTGGTTTTGGCAATGCTGAAAACAGAGCCTACCAGCAACCGTGATAGAGTCAACAAAGATTGTATCGTACTTAGATAGAATAGCTGTTGGGTCTCCATAAGTCTGACACACATAATCATAGTGTGCCTGACTGTATGTAGCGTCTTCGCCCAAAGATGGGTTTGGCCCACCTAAGAATACGGCGAAATCGCGGCACTCTTGCCATGTGCGAGGACGGATAACATCAATGGCAACGCCTTCAATCGCCGCGTCACCCGCTTCCAAGTCCATGAACAAAGTCTTTGATGGGTCGAGTGTGCGAGCAAGAGATGTCTTGCCCACACCAGACTGACCACAGATAACAATCTTGTGGCCCTTCTTTTCTTGGAGCCGTTGCTCCGCTGTAATAATATTAAGCATTATCCATTCCTTCAATGTCAACACTAACGCCCTGCAAGTATACAGTACGAGCCTCACTTAAAGCCGCTTTGACTTCTGGTGGCGCGTTATTGTACTTGGCTTCTGGGATTGTGTATTTGATTTGAGCGTAATGCCGAGCGGTATCTTCATCCATACTATTAAGGACTTTAAGAAGCATACCTTCTTCCCATTCAACACGCCTACGGACATTAACCTTTAGCTTGTGCGCTCCATCCTCGATGGTGACACTACCAAAGTCTTTGCCCTGCTGCCGCAATGTATCTTGAGCCCTCTCAAGATAGCGACCCTCAAGCTCACTTTTAATGAGTTTGACCTTTTCCTGCGCCTCTACAATAATCCTGTCTAGCTCATTTTTGTAAATAGCTAGTTCAGGTAGAGAAGCAGATGATACAGAAGATGAATCTGTCATCGGATACTCCTAAGTTAAGTTGTCGTTAAACCAAACATAGGAAGTCTTTTGCATAGTGTCAACAATTATTTTTTACTTATTCTGATGTCGATGCCGTTTGCCGCTAACATAAGTTTCTTTTTTAGCTTGAACTCTGGGGTTTCTACGCCCTTGGCATCCTCAACAATATATTGCCTTTCACCGTTCTCATCTGTCTCGTAATAAGTATAGTCAGCAACATAGGCACAAATCTTTTGGTCATTAACAAGTATGTTAAATCTAATCTGCCTGTCTAATTCCTCAATCTCTCCACGCTCGAACTTTAGGTAAAGCTGACCATATCTTTCTGCTTCCCACTTGCTGTCAAACTTCATGCCCATAAACTCTGTCTTTTTAGCGCCGAACTTGTTGCGCTTCCCATAGAAACCTTTATTATATGTCATAATGTGCCCTTACTTTTGGAGGTTAAATTGACAGATACAGCTAAGTATAAATCAGTTGGTATTGATATTACTACATATAACAAGTTACGCAAGATTTGTGATGCTGAAGACCGTAATGTTAGACAGCAAATATCTCGCATGGTAAATGAGAAGTGGAAGAGCGGCGAATATAAGAGTAGCGCAACTCCTTCAGGAATTGCATCAATCAGTCAGAAAAATACTGTCTAGACAGTGTTGCCAAGAGCGCACCTCTAAGTCGTCTTTGTGAAACTTAGATGGGGTTATTCTTCTTGTTACTTGTTTTGTTAATGTGGTGACTGGTGAGAATATAACACGCTCATCATTAACAGCGACAAAGGCGATAACATCGCAATGCTCTTCTGTTAGCGGTTTTTTCTTGCCGCTATATGATGTGGCAAATTGATAGCCTGGCCTTCCTTTACCAAATCCCTTTGTCTTCAGTATGCTGGACTTAACCTGCACTCTTATTATCGACTGGTTGTAATGAACAATTATGTCAATCGTCTCTAGATTGACTATTTCGCATGCAACGCCCATTTTCATGAGCCTTGTCATGCAGATATGCTCCCCTAACTTACCGGCCTCAAAGTTGTTAGCCATTCATCCCTCAAGTATATGCAAGTAATTTCTTGACGATACATAGTCATTGTGACCATATTATTAGAACAATGCAACAGCTAGGCGGAGATTCCCGTGTATGATGAGGGTGACGGAACTTTTCAAAAACGAATAGATAGCGGGCGCTGCCCAAAGTGCAGTACAAGCATGACGTTTAAGGACAATGACACAAAGCAAGACTATATGTCTTGCAATGTATGTGGCCTTGTCATGCTAACGCCAAGGTCTGTTGAGTTAGATGTTGTTGTGGAGCTAGACTAATGTTCACTGTTGTTGTTCTAGCTTGTCACTTTCTATATGCGGATAGATGCATAGATATTATTGATACCCGCGGCCCTTATTTAAAAGAAGAGCAGTGTGACGCTAGAGCAAGAGTTATGATAAAGGATTCTAGAGATATGTTTAAAAGAAACAGAATGCCTTTTAACATTATTGGCTGGAAATGTGACAAGGAAAACACAGTTTAGGACTCTTCTGTACAAGTCTCTCCCTGGCAACAGTCGTAAATTACCTGACTACAGGTAACACACTGCTCATGACCGTGTACAAACACAGTCTTTAGCTCTTCACCACAGCGGTCGCACCGCTTGCAGTGGCGCTTTATCTCAGGCTTCTCCATCTGACAACGACCTCATCCGTGATACCAAACGTCTTGCGCGGTTCGGAACCTGAGTATACCAGCGGCTATCAACCATCTGGTCTGCCGCCTCGTTCCAATCACGAGCATCAACACCAGCCTTCATGCCCTTGAACTTGGACAGTCTAGGCCGACCCATGTTAAACATCATGTTGGCAACAATCTTCTGGCACTCGTCTGGTAGGTTAGCGAAGTCAGAGTACAGAGTCATGCAGTCGTTAATCGTGACAGCCATGTCCAGGTTAAATACCTGCTGTACCCGCTCCTGTTCGATTACTGTACCGACAGGCTTGCCATGTTCCTTGTCTTCTTTAGTCACCAAGTGACCTATGCCGAATGTAGGTAGGCCCAGATGGTCCAAATATATTTCGTACTTGCAGCCCTCGTCTTCAGCAAGCTCCTGACGAAGCTCGTTAAGCACTGTTGATTTCATCATGGTTGTAGTAATCCTGCTGTTGGTCCCCGGATACCGAGTGCCTGGGCAATGCCAGGGTTCTGCGCTGCCTGCTGACGCAAATTGTTCGGGCCAGGGGCTACTGGTGCAACTTGCTGCGGCATAGCCGGAGAATTGTTCGGGGTTGGCTGCTGAATCTGCTGACTCAAGTTAGATAGCTGCTGACTCAATCCTGAAGAGTCTGCAACTGCCCTGACTTGGTTTTCTACTTCTCTTTTACCTTCTTGTACGGACTGTCCAGTGCCTTGAGTAATAGACCTCATAGCATTAACCATAAGCTTTCCTAACATGCTTGCTCTTTGGTCTTGGTTAAGCCCAGTTTTCAACTTCTGGTAATCTTCCATTATGCTTTTGTAGTAAAATTTAGAGCTGAATATTCTTCCCATAATACTGAGGCGAACAATTTTCTCTAAATTCTGCAAAGGTCCAGCTGCTATGTTTGCTGCTATCAAGTCACCGCCTGTAGCGGTTTGAGAATTTACTTTAAGCATCTTAGCAAACTTTACTAAATCTTCTCCATCTGCGTCCCCAAAGATAGCCTTTAACTTGCCACCTTCATCAGCGTCAATAATCCTTTTAGCGAAAGCCGCTAAAGACTTACCGTCTGTTGTTACGCTGTCTCCAAAGTTAGAGATTAATCTCTCCATGTAATTACCGCGTATTTTGCTGATAGCTTCTTCATTGCCTTCAAAAACATTCATTATTTGTTTAATGTCTTTAGGCTTTGTGGCAGCATCAGCAATTACATCAGCCGCTTCTTGTGGGCGAAGGCCGCTGGCCCCGCCTCTCTGAAGTTTAAGAAGTGCCTGGCTAAGATTTTGAGTATGTATTGCTGACTGTGTTTCTGCCAAAGCTGTTAATTTATCAACTAAAGGAGCGCCCTCTCCGAGGTCTTCAGAAAGCTTCTTTATCACACTTGAATCTAAATTAGAAACCGATGTCTTTTCTATTGTGTCGGCAAGTTTTCTAATTTTGGCGGCATCAGGCCCGAACAGAACATCTGCTGTTCTTCCAAGGTCACGAACAGACTTAGCAAAAGCCGCACCCTTAAATTTAGTTGGGTCAATGTTGTCGCCTGCTTTAAGACCTGAATTGGTAAGGGCATCATTAAGCCACTCACTGGCAACTTTTTGTCTGAATGCTTCTGATGACTGTATTTTTGCATCCTTAGATGCCCCATATTCAACAGCCTTTAACATTCTTTCTAGGACTAAAGGCTTGTCGTTCTTTATTATTTTGTCCAAGCGAATATCGTCAACGCCAGGGCTTTGACCGGTTCTTGCCTTGGCTCCAATGCTTTTAATAATTCCAGAGGACTCAATATCTTCAAATATTGTAGCGCCTTCATTATAGACTTTTCTAGCATTGTCTAATGAGTCAGACGCTCTTAACAGAACTCTTTTGTCCAAGTCAGTCAATTCGTCAGACGCCTCAATCGCCTCTTTCACAAAGTTTGTGTTAAGCTTAACATCTACTTTTCTAAGCAAATCATTAATTTCTTCACGCTCTGTTCTTTCGGTTGTTTTAGCTAATTTATCATTTAAAGTTTTTCTTAATTTGTATATTTGAATGTAAGAAGTCTTGTCTCCCTTCAAGGCATTAACAGCATCAAGAGCCTCTTTTAAAATAGGCAACGCTTTACCAGCTATACCAGTAACTTCATTATCCGCTATTTCTGCAGCTCTTGCTTTTATATTGCCTATCGGGATAATATTATATCCGCCACCAGAGCTTTCTAACGCATCGTCAATAGACTTAAAAGCAATAGATACTTCACTATCAAAAGCCTTTTGAGCATTGATTAGTATCTCAAATGTTTCTGTGTCGATGTCTACGTTCTTAGATGCAGCCGCGCCAAGGTCATCTCCTAAAGCTCTTGCTGTCTGAAGAACCGATTGTTGGGCTTGTCTTTGTAACTCATCAAGTCTCTTGGCCTGCGCTCCTGTTGCCGACAGAAGCATCTGTCCGATTTCATCGTCATCGGCACCTGAGAACTTTGACCTAAAGTTAATAAGTTTTTGCTGTAAAACTTCAAAATTCTTTTTTAGACGAGGGGAAGAGCCAAAAACCTTTTCACCAATGGCCTGCTGCCTTGATATTAGCTGGTTAGCTCCGATAGCAGACAAGCTAGGAGCCATGCCAAGTTCTTTAAGCTCTCCTGTTACAGGGTCTACTTTTGCTCCACCTTCGATAAGAGCATCACCAATCTCAAGAATCTCTTCATCTGTCTTGCCTTTGCCAGGTCTTAGGTAGTTGCGACCTGCCCTAATACCGAAGCCAAACGTACCCAAGGTAACATCTGACAAAAATCCAATTGCAAACTCTTTTCCTAAGTCACCTACGACCTCTTCGGCTGTTTGGTCTTGCACGCCGCCAATTGCTTCAACACCTTCTTCGACTGCTTGTCCTACAGCCGCTCCGGTGCCAGCGCCAACTGCGCTACCAAGTAGCATACCTAATGGTCCAAACGGCGCTCCAGCGGCAAAACCTTTTGCTGCGCCCGCAACACCGCCCACTACTTCAGGGACAATGCCAGCTAAGTCAGCTAAGTCATAACGACTGAACCCGCCTTCATCAATTAGTGTAGCCTTAGAAAGGTCCAGTCCAAGTTTCTTGCCACCAGACGGTGTGATAGCCAAGCGACCTCGTGAGTCACGGTCATAATCCTGTTCTGTAAGTCCGTAAAGCTCCCGAAGCTGTAGCTCTTCCTCTGCTGGTGTTTCAGCAGCGGATAGCTTTGCACGAAGCCCGGCGTCCTGAATACCAGAAGTAGTGTCGAACAGTTGTTCGTCTTCAGACTGCTTGGCCGTCTTAGATGAACTAAGGCCTCTTTGCTTTTCTCTAATAACCTTGCCAATTTCAAACTTTTCTTTGGCTGTAGGCTGGTCTCCTGCAAACTCAAATCTAACTGTTTCATTAGGAAGTTCTAATAAAATCTGACCCATTTAAAACTCCTAAGAAAGCTTGATAACTGTAATACCGTCTTTTGTTTGAGAGGTTTTCAGAGAACCTTTTCCTACCCCGATGGAACTGAGGGCGCTCGAATTAATTTCAGCCTGAACCTTATCATAAAGATTTTCGTTTAGGTACATAGAACGGTCTTCAAACCTAACAAGTTGATTTTCTAAAGATTGGTTAGCTGACTCAAATATTTTTCTTGTTTCTGCCAACTGCTTTAAAGCCTGTTCTGGGTTTGTAAAGAAATCAATATTTCCAAGTGATTCAGCCAGTCTGTTTACATCACCCTCAGAAATACCGTTACCAGTTTCCTGCGTTAAGAACCTTTTATATTGAGCTATAACACGTTTTTTAATCGCGTCAGCTTCTGTCAATGGCCCAAGCTTTTCACCAGTTTGATAATTAGTGCCCATGTTTAGTCCAAGTGCGCTAAGTTTATTATCCCAAAATTCGTATAGTTTTTGTCCTGTAATACCCCCCGCTGAAAGTTTAGCGGCCTCACCTATTAAACCGGACATTTTATCAAGAGACGCTATGCCGTCTAATGAGTCTGAATAACCTTTTGCCAACAAGCTTACATCGCTTAATGGTTTTGTAAAAACTTCTTGCCCATCACGCTTTCTATTAGCTATGTGAACTTTTATGTTTTTCATAGAAACTAAGGGCTCGTAAACCTTTTCTCCAGTGAAATCATACGCATCTTTTCCTGCTTCTATACCAGCAACCTTTAAAGCCGCGATTGCTTTCATGCGCTCTTTTTCAATATCAAGATTGTGCTTATCTTGTTGAAGAACGCGCTTGCCAACATAGTCAAGCTGCTTAACATTAAGGTCTTGTAGTCTTTTTTGTGCCGCCGCAAGGGTTGCTGCCTGCGTAGCTGCTGCTGCCTTTCTTTCTTGAAGGCCGTACTTACCAGCCGCTATGCGATTAGCACGAGCAGTCTCTTTGGCTTTCTGGAATGCTGGAGCAGCCGCTGTACCTGCTTCACCTAGAGCGGAAAGAGCTTTAGATACATCAAAGCCTTTACCAGCCTTGTTCTGCATGAGAGCTAGACCAAACGCCATAAGAGCCTGAGACTTGTCAGCCTTACCATCAATGCTAACACCAGTAGCTTCAGCAAACTCCTTCATATAATCTTCTGTCTTTTTGGCGTCAGGGTCTCCGCCTTTAAGGGACTCAACATCCCTCATAGCCTTTTCAATTTCTTCACGATACGGGTCAAACGCCTCTTCTGAGTCGCCATCAAGGTCATCATTAATAGCGCGTCCAGCACCGCCAAAAGGCTCTAATGGGTCGTCTTTTGGAGGCTTATCACCTAATTCTGACAGGTCTCCTTCAAGGTTGTTTAGCGCATTCTGTGTGGCAAACCCTAAGTCGTCATCATAATCTTCCATTGATTCGGGAGTCGGCCCCTCTATAAACTGACCACTTCCACCGAAAGGCTCAAGACCAGTAACGTCACCACCGAACCCACCGAATCTACCAAGGTCCATTTCATTTTTCAGTCTGTTTGCCTGCATCTGATTGGCTGTCTTTTGGTGTCGGTTGTATATACCACCAAAGAAATCCATTACTTCACCCACTACAGGTGGGGTTGGCGCGTTGGGATTTGTTACCCTAGCCGAACTAACAAGAGAGTCTACTGTCGGCGTCCCAATGTCACCTTGAGGAGCCAGTCCCGCTGCCGCTCTATAAGCATCAAGGGGCTGGGGAAGCCCAAGGTAATTATCCATTCTTTCTTGTGCGCTTCTTCTTGCCACCGTGTTTACACCGGAATCGAGATTAGAGCGTGATTGACCGCCTCCAGGCTGAAGGTAGCTTGTTTGAAAGCCTTTATTTATACCACTAGCCATTTATAACTCCCTATTTAGCTGTAGCGCCGCCCATGCCAGCACCCTGAAGCGCAGTGTACGCTCCAACGCCTTGCAAGAACGGGTTAGCTTCAGGCGTTGTTACGCCTTTAAAGGTGCTTGACAGGCTGCCTGATGGAGTGCCCTTCAATAGCTGGCTACCAAGCTCAAGGCGTGTGTATGGCTCTTGAATCTGTTGCATAAGGTTCTGGCGGTCAGCGTCATACTCAGCCTGAGTCTGCCCTTGCCCAAGACGACCAAGCTGTGAAAGTGATGCAATATCCGCTCTACCTAACTCTGAGCCAACTCTACCAATATCGGCAACATTAGCACCAACACCGCCAAACGCCTGGCCCAGTCCCCCGAGCAATTGTCCGGCTTGCTGCGAAGATGCGACTGCTGTATCAAATCCTTTTGACAAGAATTCTCCAACTTTACCAAGACGAGCACGTTCACCTTCTGCTGATTGAATAGCAGCACGGGAGCCTCCAAAAGCACCTTGCTGTACGGCCTGCCCTGCCAGTTTGTTTTGATTAATAGCCGACTGGCGGTTTATTTCATCAATTACTGCGCCTTGATACGGGTTCATAAACTGCTGTATACCCTGAGACGGGTCTAGCATAGCAACGCCTTGACCTAAAGCTCCAATACCGGCTTGTGCCGCCATTTGGCCTTGCTCTAGTGAGGGTTGATAAGAACCTACTTGCTCTTGCCCTAACTGCATTGCCTGCAATTGCAAAGGGTCCATGCCCGCAACCTGATACTCAGGGAGGTCAAGGGCAGTATCTAATAATCCAGGACTGGTTTGGTTAGCTCCATTAAACTCACCGAATGCTGTACCAAGAACGCGCTTTTCTAAACCTTCTACATAGGGAGAAAGGCGTTGTATCTGTTCTATTGTTTGGGTAGCCATTATGCCATCCTCTCAAATTTATTCATTATTTCGTACATGCGCTTTGCTCCTTTATCATAGTCGCCGCCACCTGCACCTTTTACCGCGTCACGGGTGAATACAAACTCTTCATTTGAAACTCTAATTTCGTCCGTGGGGGTGCCATTCTGGTAGACCATTCCTGGGATGCTATCAGATGTTCCCGTGCCTGGGCCTTCTATCAACCCACCTGCACCAGGCATTGCGCCTCCAGCACGATAGCCTGGAATCATTCCACCGTACCTGTAATTTATACCCCCTAATTTACCCCCTGGGCCACCTTCACCAAACGGACGAGAGCCTCCTGAACCTGTTGATTGCTCTTCTTCGTCAGCCAGAGCCTGTGCAATCAATCCTGCGGCTACGCCCTCTCCTAGTTGTGTGTTTAACAGCTTAAACAAAAGATTTCCATCATCCTTCCCAGCAAAACCTATACCCTTTAGAAGCTTTCCGCTCATTGTTTCAGCGTCCGCTCCAAGAGCCTTACCAGTAAAGCCTCCAAATCCTGTAGATAAAGGAGCAGTAGATTTCAGTGCATTGTTTTTCGCCAACTGCGCGGCTGTCATATTCGTGCCTCTGGCCTGATTGAGCGCACCCATTGCGCCAGAATCATAACCACTTGTCATCGCGCCTGTTCTGGGCGCAAAAGCGCTACCTGCCGCGCCGCCCATAATACCAGCTAAAATAGCGTCTTTAGGCTTGTTACCCATTACAAGAGAACCAAGGCCAGAAGCTAGTGCGCCAGAAACAAACGGGCTCATGCCAGCGGTCATTGCAAATTGAGGGGCAAATGCACCGATTGCAATTGGTGCCGCTTTTTTAATTAAACCTTTTAGATTAAATCCCATTAAGATGCTACCTTTACAGTCCCGCTATCATTATATAGTGCCCCTGCCTCAAGTCCAGTCGCAGATGTAGGCAAGTTGGTTAAAGTAATTTGCGTCCCCCTTAGTTCTCCGGGGTTACGCTCCTGGCTAATAAAAAGCTCTAATGCCCTTACTATATCAGACATATAGGCTCTTGAATACTGCTCTGGAGCTTCCGGCAGTCTTGGCGGTGGAATTTGATTATTTCCAGACATTAGCGCCTACCATCCTGCCTCAAGTCAACTCTTGGGCTTCCAAGTTTCCATTTTGAGCCCAGTGCCTCTGATTCGACACGAAGCGCGAAAGAACGTCCACGAACTCTAAGGTCAAGTTGATTGGTAAACTGCTCAACAGGGCTTACTGATGTGCGTATAGCATCCCCTGATTCTGTGCTGTTAAAGTTAGCGCCAGGGAAGTTGCGAGCTTTAAGGGTAAATGTAGCCTGCGGAGAGCTAAGAGCAGTAGAGCCAGTAAAAGTTAAGTCAGGAATTAGTCTTCTGATATAGGTGAAGTGGTCTCCGTCCCCCATGTCCATTACAGCAGATTCAATGAACGAGTTCATAGGAGCGCCATCATCATCATATCCAAGCTCATGGTTATATAAATAATTGCCACCTGTCGCAAGAGGGAAGGCACGAGTTCCACGGTCCAACCACGCAGTTCTTTCAATCGTTCCGAAGGTCCAAACTTTTTCAAGGTAGTTGTATGTAACGTATCTGTCGTTTTCTTCTGAGTCAGCAGAAGGATAAAACCATGTTACTTCGCTAAATTCAGAGTTTACACCGGACGTTACTTTTTGAATCTGAGATATATTAAAGTCAGCAAATACCTTGTCCTTTACAGTGCATGGTAGCTGTGCAGTCTGACCCGCATAGATGAAGAATGAGTCAATACCCATCCAAAACACAAAGTCCTCAGAAGCCGCCGCCGCGTTAGCGCTGGCGATAGTAATACCAGAAGCAAGCTGTTGAATACCAAAGGTAAATGGAGGGCCAATAAAGCGCATACTGTGTAACGCAGTATCTGTCCATACTAGTATCTCACGTTTTGTTTCCACAGCCTGCATAAAGGTAGACCCTGCACCGAGACGTAAATCACCCGCCGTGTTGTCCGATACAGGATACCAGTTTAGGGGGTCTTCTTGAGTAGAAAACCTAATAAGCAAAGGGTCTTGCAGCCCACTACCGTTCACATCACTGGACCCGCCTATGGCATCAGCACCAAACGCTATAACATGTCTATCTTGGTCTGACACCAAAACCTGTTTTGATATTGTAGGTATGCTTCTTTTCGTACCTGTTAAGGTATTAAGGGCCACTGCCCTTGCGCTTGTGCCGTTAGTTCTATCCCAGTAAAATAAGCCAGCGTCACGAGGATTGATAATTAAGTCTTCGCCAAAGTTATCTTGTGAGTAGGTTCTAAGTTCTACTTCTGTTGTCAGGCCGCCTGAAGCCGCTATGCCCCAACCGAAAAAGTCATTGCTTGCGTCAGCATTTCCAAGAACTAAAGTTACGATTGACCCGTTATCGTGTGCCGCAGCAGTGGTGCCCAGATGCCCTCTTGTACAGCCTGTTAAAGTATTTGTAGACACACCACCAACAAGAATAAGTTCTTCGTCAATAAGAATTACATCACTGGCAGATATACCTGTTCCGCTTGCTACATCTATTGCATCTTCTGAGTTATCTATAGCTTCGGCAGCAGTTGTACTAAGAGCATCGCTTGTTGCCCCGCCCCATAAACCTGCACCCCAGCCTGTTCCTCCAACTGTGGTGTCTAAGCCGGTGTTGATTTGGTACTTGCCAACAACACTAGAACCCCCGTTACCGCTGTCAGAGCCATTGGCTGCCGCCGCCACAGTAATCTCGTATTGATTAGAACTAATAAGTTTTTGTATTTGGTACTCTTGATTTAAGACTTCCGCTGTTACAGTGCCACCTAAACTAGCCGCTCCACTAAAGGTTACAAAATCAAACTCGTTTGCTCCGTTAGCTGGGTCAGTAACAGTTATTGTTGTTGAGCCATTAGTTGCGGCAAAGGTTACATCACCTGCGGATGTTGTGGACCGAAGGGGAGTAATGTCGTTAAAAGACTGACCCTCTTCAATATAATATTTAAAGTTGGTGCCAATACCAAGATAGTTAGAGCCATCTAGTGCCACCCAGTTATGAAGAGCACGAGCAGAGCCAAGATATGTAGAGCTAGAATATTTTTCCCAACCACCTATCTTCTCAGGATACCCAAGACGAAAGCGCACCTTGTCACAATCGCGCCACCCACCTTCATTAGTATATGAGGTTAAGTCACGATTTATGCCCGGTCTAAACTGTAACTTAGTTAGCGGCATTTTTAGTAATACTCCTCAACGATAACAATCCCGGAACCACCGGAACCACCTGTTCTAGCTGTGTCATATCCAGTGGCTACCGCTGGGCCGCCGCCAGAACCACTGTTTGCTGGCCCACTTATGCCATTGCCGTTGCCTGTTCTGGCTCCCCTGTTGCCGCCAAATAAAGAAAAACCACTGGTTCCAGGGCCACCTACAGTTCCATTTATGTTAATCGTGCCACCAGAACCAGTGCCTCCGTCAGCACTTTGTTTTATATATGTAGCACCGCCACCTCCAGTACCGGCACCTCCACTACCGCCTGACGCGCTACAGAAAGAACCAAATGATGAAGTCCCACCAGATGAGCCAGCACTACCAATAGATGCGCCATTGCTACCCGACCCGCCGCTTCCACCAGCGCCTATTGTAACAGTAACAGAAGAGTCGCTTGTCACATCAATATACTCAATCGCAGCACCACCGCCACCACCACCCTGCGTAGTGTAGTTACCACCTTGTGAATTAGCACCGCCAGCACCACCGCCACCAGCAACTACAGTTACCTTAACAGTTTTACAACCAGTCGGTCTGTTCCAAGTAGCTGTTCCAGAACTGGTAAATGTTTGTATTGTAGGAGGAGACGCTATTGAACTGGTATTTGTATAACTAAAACTTCCGTCTCCATCGCTGGTAACTATCTGACCAGCGGTGCCATTACCAGAAATGTTTATAGCGGCAGCGCCAACTGCATTATCAGCAATCGCCGCCGCGCCAACTGCATCGTCAGCAATTAAAGCCGCAGTGATAGCGTCGTCTGCTATAGAAGCAGTTACAACAGCATCATCAGCTATAGCGGCGGTTACAACTGCGTCATCAGCAATCGCCGCTGTAACCACTGCGTCATCTGCTATCTTGGCAGCAGTAATGGCATCATCTGCAATGGATGCTGTACCAATGCTACCAGCAGAAGCCACTGGCTTAATCTCGGCAACCGCCGCACCAGAACCTGCGCCATCTGCATAAATAATTGCCTGTGCGCCATTAGCAATAGTTACGTTAGCGCCGGAGCCTTGACTAAAAATAGCAGACTGACCAGAGCCATTAGAAACAAAGTAAAGCTTCTCTTGGTCATTCGGAGAAATAGTGATTGTGTTTGTGTCAGATGGAGAGCCTGCCAGTATAAGAACCTTGTTCATGCCGTCAGTTACTGTGCCATCGGTTGTAGTCAGAGTATGTGTTGTCCCTGACAACGTGATACTTACTACTCCGTTTAAAGCTGTGTCAATAATATCAAAGTTACGATTGGAGGTCGTGCCCCAGGTGCCAGCCTGCTCGCCGGTTCCAATCTTCTCAATGCCCGTGTTGCCTGTATATGTACTAGCCATTTAAACTACCTTCTCTGTCCACTGCTCTATTGTACCACCAGCATCTATTTGTGTCCATGTATCACCAGTATGAACTATCTGTGTCCAAGACTCTGGGTCGGCTCCTGCGTTTATAGGCTCCCACAACAATCCGCCAGCGGATGTTTGTGTAAAGCTAAAGGACATACTGGAGGCTCCTAAGAAACGAAGCCCACCAAGCGCCGACAATGTGAAGTCAGACAGCATATCAGATACACCGGATATAAGCAGGCCGCCGTTAGATGTTTGCGTGAAGCTAAAGTCCATTGTAACAGCTTCAGTTCGCACTCTTGTCTGAGCCGTTGTCTGCGTGAAACTAAAATCTTGAGTGGAGCCTGTTATCTGAACTCTTGTTCCTACGGAGTCTTGCGTAAAGTTGGCATCCTGAGTAGAGGTGCCAACAAAAATACCATTAGCCGCCGCTGTCTTAGTGAAGCTGAATACTTGAGTAGAGACCCCCTCAAAAATCTCAGTGCCCACAGTTGTCTGCGTGAAGTTCGCATCCATAGTTTGTGAGGCGGATAGAACTAGACTTGGCGTGGCTGTTTCAGTAAAGCTGGATATAATATCTGTAGCGCCTACAAGAACGCCTACACCGATAGAAGCTTTACTTGATGTTCCTATCATCTCGGCTTCACCAGAAGCTATGTAGATAGCAGGAGCTGTCTGCGTAAAGCTTGCGTCCATAGTCTGCGCGGCAGGAAGAACAATCCCTTGCGTAGCTATTGGCTGTTCAGATATGGACGAGACAGCAAACATTAGTCAGCATCCGCAATCGTCAACGTGCCATCGTTTACTTGACGCATGATTTCTGCGTAATGTATGTTGGCTGGGTCCTTTGGCACGTTCATCATAATACCGTTAATCGTAGCATTAATGTTGTGCCTAGCGTCATCTATTGTTCCATCTGTGTTTTGTGATGCGTTATATTGCGCTGATGTAATTGTCATTTCGTTCATACTTATAACTCCGCGCTTAAAGTCATTGTTAATAACCAAGAATAGTTGCTGTCACTACTACCACCTAAATTCATGTCTATTGAACTTTGTTCAGATGAAGGGTTTTCAAGGGCGGGCTTCCCACTCGCATAGCCACCGTGTGCGCCACCTGTAAATACTGCTGTAGGAGTTGCCCTCATAGGGACAGAATAAATAATATGCTGTCGTCTGTTAGCTGTTGCGTTCCCAGCAAAATGATAGCAATACATAATGCCTCCACTCGGTATTACGTCATTGAAATAACGCTTGCACTTCTGCAAAGTAGCCGCATAGCTTTCGTGTTCAAACGGCGTGGCTACATCGCCTATTTCTAAGGAAACTCCTGTGACTTGCCACGTTGCATTTACCGTACCTGCAACATTGGTTGCGCCTGTGGTAAATGTTTTGGTGTTCCCACTTTGTGTACCCCAAGCATTAGCCGATACAACTCTATCTGACCCACCGCCTAAACCAAAAACAACAGTAAGTCCTGCGGCATTGGTTGTAACCCAAGTGCCAGATGTGTCTCCTGCGAGCGTAACTGTTTTGTATTCCCAAGTGTTTGCACTGCTAATTGCGTACAAATTACCATAAACTCTTGTATTGTCGCCATTACCCACGTTGAGTGAAAAGTCTCCTGTTAAAGAGGATTTCACCCAAAAAGAAACAGTCATTGTTTTAGCATCAGACGTGCCAAGACCTAAACTATATATGTTTTGACCTTCAATAGCTTGGCGGATAGCATAACCTTCAGCGCTTGTAGGAGAGGCATCGGCTGTTGTCACAGTAAGTTTCAGGCTATTTTTAAAACCAGTCGGAGCGTCAGTAACTTGCTGTGATGTTAGTCTCCCAGAACCAGAGCCATCAACCCGCACTTGAAACCTGTCCACACCAAACTTTGAAGTATCAGAAATCCCTGTCTGTGCAGACCCACTATTTCTTTGGTCAACAGCCATCGCACCGTTAATAATTAGGTTCTTATCACCCTGCGCCTGACCTGAACCAATCAGTGCGGCTAGTTGTGCTGCTTTACTCATTATGCTAGGTCTCCGTGTATATTGCCGTGCATTTGTTCAACATCAACCGCACCGTTTTGCATATTTCTAGCACCAAGTAAGACAGAACTTGTATTTTCAGGGGTAGTTGACGCAGCCCTGTTTGTTGTATCAATGCCAGAGGTTCCTGCATTCCGCGAGGCGTTACTATTTAAATTATAGTTAGCGTTACTCATAGCACTAGACAAATTGTAACTATACAAACCTGTACCATCGTCATCAATACTTGAAACTGAAAAGCTGTCCCTTATAGCAATCGTTCCGACGCCATTGAAGTTCACCCATCCCTTCGCACTACCATTAGCCACAAAGCTAGTAGCAATGCTGTTGTTCCCAGCGGCATCCTTCAGGGTGTTTACTCTAAGTTCGCTTGCCATTATGCTAAACCTCCGTTTGTTACGAGATGCACAGGGTCTTGGTCGTTATTACTAGAGCCATTATGATATACAAAATGAACTGTTACACCAGTAGTTGCTTGTGCCACCCCATCTGAACAAATGTAACCAAGATAGTTTGTTTCTGAAGAACCTATGTTACTGCCTGTGACTGGATGATTGCTTGTGCTTACGTTATTTGTGTAAGCTATTGAGTAATCTGCCGCCGCATTATCTGTTAGTGTTGAGATATTAAAACTTGTATCAATCGAAACAGTTCCTGTTCCATCAAAAGATATGAAAGCCTTCGCCAACCCCTGCTGAAGTGACTGCGTAGCCGCACCACCTTCACTAGTAATCGTAATGTCACCCGCCGCTGTTACACCTTGGAGTGCATCTACTTTAAGAATGCTTGCCATTATGCTAGGTCTCCGTGACCAATAATTCCAACTTCATTGTCAACAGCGCCAACTCCATTTCTGTATGTGGTTACATTAAATGCTGAAGTCGTATAAGTTCCTCCACCTTGAGCAAAGTACACAAACATATCTACAGTTACATTACTTGCTTCTTTCATATGACCAGAACCTACAGGAGAGTAACCAGTATTAGCAAAATTGTTTGTAAAAGTTATAAGTGCTAATCCAGTTCCTGCATCTGCATAACTGGTAATGTTAAAACTTCCATAAATCCCTTGAGCACCACCAGAGCTTTGATTATAGCTAACTCTAATCTTTGCCAAGCCTTCTTGCAGGTTAGTCGTAGTTGAGTTACCTTCACCAGTGACCAGTATGGAACCAGCCGCTGTTACACCTTGGAGCGCATCTACTTTAAGAATGCTTGCCATTATGCAAGGTCTCCTAAAACGCTACCGTGATTGTAGCCTGTAGCTTGTGCATTAGCTACAGTGTACATTTCAGTATCAACTTGAGTTGTTGAAATACAGTTCATAGCCAAGTTTCTATTAGCAGGGTTTGTTATAGTAGGACCGCCACCACTACCTACTGGGGCATAGAAAGCATCAGACATTGCAGAAGTAAGATTGAATGCAACTTCAGTTGCGCCATCCGTTAAAGAAGAAATATTAAAACTACCTTGTATCGCAGGGGTGCTAGGGGCAGTGTCGAAGTTGACCCAAGCCTTCGCCGCACTCTGCTTAGTCAACCCAACAGGACCAGTGCCAGCCTTATCTGCAATAGTATCTACATTCAATACACTGGTCATACGATACTCCAATATCCATTAACAGTAACAGTCGCATTGTCCTGTGTGATAGGCCCACCTGATACACCGTTCTCGTCAGCATCAATCGTAATGTCGGCTGTGATGCTCTGACCATTCAAGCGGATGATACTGTTGTTACCCTTGAATGGGTAGCGTGTGTCACTCTCTGATTGCGTGTAGCTGTTGGCAACGGAGAACACATCATATGCCACCATCTCAACTACATCATTAAGTGAGGCACCTGTGACCAGTACGACTGTTGTACCTGTCGTTGCGGTATAGTCTGTGCCCGGTTTTAATAGTACCCCGTTTTGAAATACGTCCATGTACAGACTGTCTTGGTATGTCAGCACCTTCGCGTCTTGGTCACTGCCACTGAAGCTAGTTTGACTAGCCGTAGCCTGATATACGAAGCGGTTACGAACGCCGTTCTGTGGGGATTTACCTATATAGGGCATCGTTCTTCCTTATGGTTTCGTAGGCCAAGTCACATCGTCTAGTGATGTGGCACTGGATGTAATGTCTCGTAGGGCTTGGCGATATGTTGTCATAGCATCAGACATTGTTACGTCTGAGTTACCATAGAAATCTGTTTCAGCTAGTTTGGTGTTTCTAACAACCCGCAAATAACCTAACTTTTCTTCGTCTGTTTGAGCAATCGGTGTCCAGTTG